GACAGGGGGATGCACTGCCAAATGCATCCCCCAGAAGGCCAGGACGGCTGGAGCTATTCACTGGGCTCAAGTGTGGCCCAGGAAGAACCTCCTCCAACCTGTTAGTCCTTCAAGGAGAGATTTGATCTCCCTGGCGGGTATAACCCGCCATTGGTGTATAACACCAATGTCCTGGGGCCCCTAATAAGGGGTTACCCACCGCGCCTTGATGTAAGCGGTACGCGGACGCCCAGCGCGTTCCAAGTGCCCTTCGTCGAAGCGAGGTAAATCGCTCCGCTTAAGGAAGTACTTGAGCAGGGCTGCTTGACCATCCAACCTATCGGCTGGTGGCCTCGCTGATGACACACATGCCTTAACCAAAGGTATGTGCAAATCATCGTGCCACTTCTCAGCTTGGTAGCCAAGAAAGGAGACACGCCCTAACGCAGAGCTAGTGGACTCGATACACGGAAAATGCTTAAGCACCTTCCGGAGTATCTCATCCAACCATTGACAAGTGGCCCAGCAACCATAAGTATACAAATGGTTGCGAAAAGCCACGAGTTTCTCGGTCTCTGCAACGCACTGCCGTGAGGAAGGAAACATTCGTCGGAGCTTGACAATACTAACGTCATGCCCGTCAAAATACTCCTTCCCGCAAGACTCTCTGAACCTTCCGGTCCAGAAGGACTTGCGGCGATTCACCTTTGCACCAAAGTGCTCCAGTGTCTCAATCACGGTATGCACATAGTCCACGGGAACGATAATATCGTCCCCATAAACACGCACCCGGTCGATAAAAGAAGAAATTTCTCTTCTATCGACAAAACGGTATCCTCGCTCTTTCTCAATGCCCAAAAAGATCAGGGTCAAAAAGACCATGGCCTCCAGGGGAAAGCATAGAGCGGAACCCATAGACGCGAACTTGGAGAGGGTTATGATACCCTCGCCAGGTACATCAGCACGTAGCGTTCTACATGCGAACATTGCCTCTTTGGCAAGAGGATTACTCGCAAGTATACTAGATACGTGCCGAGAGGAAACACGATCAGAAGCCTCACTAAGGTCTAGTGTGGCTAAGGATCCACGTGATCCCTCCTGCGCCAAGAGCTGGTTAGGCTCCTGGTCACGGGAACTGATAAACTGACCAATTAAATCACGGTCAGTCCACTTATTAAGGCTCTCAAGCAAACCTTGCTGTACATACTGTACAGACGAGGGCTCGATTGCAATAATTCGTGGTGTTTTCTGCGTCTTAGGTACAGAGATGACCCGAGAGGGCATCTCCATGCCGGGTTCTAGGTGGTTAATGGCGGCATGCCACTCCTCAGTTTGAAACCGAGGAGAAGGCGAGAGAAAGTCTCCAACGTGGAAGACAGACTCAAGCCGTTCGGTCCAGTACTCCGTGTAGTACTTACCATTACTGGTAAGTCTATCAGCGGTGGCACCAGGACCGTGCCTGGGAACAATGCGCTCGTTGTAGATATCACTATCTACACGAGTGAGCAGAGGCCCAAAAAGCAATGAAGCCAAACGAGACAGTTCATCAAAATCAGAGCTGTCAAGAATGGAGTCATTTTCATTAACCTCCTTATCACAAAGGACATACTCATGCATAGCCCTGCGCTCCCTCTCGGGAGTGCAAGGAATTTCGATCTTGCTAAAGATCAAAGTCAATTGTCTTATAGCGTAAATCGATTCAATGCATGGGTCATCCTTGAGGATACCATTATCTAGATGGAACACTCGACTCATGAAACCTCTCAGAAATGAGGGGAGACATCCGCCAGTCTTTCGAAAAGAAAGAAAGGCGTTGGAGTCAACCAACCCTTGGTCAAGACAATACTGAAAGTCTTTTCCAAAGGAAGGAAGGGTTATCGTGAGAAACGATAAACCCTCGTGTTCACATCGCCCTCGGACAGTTTTAATGTCCAAGGTGGTGCTAGTGCTACATCTACTGGCCATTTCCTGAGCCAGTATGTTCCAGAGTGATATCAGGCTTTTCATAACACCTCCTGATGGGGGTTGTTATCCTTAGCCTGTCACACTGAGGCTAGTTTGGCCTAGGTCAAAAGACCAAAGCCAAACAGGGCCAGAGCAAGTCCGCCTAGGCAGATAAGAACAATTGCTATAAGAATAGCAATGAACTGCTGCCCGGACGTCGCGTGATTATAGTCGTAACCATGATCGCGCAAAGCAAACCTCCTTTCAATGGAGCGTCAGCGAGCTACAGTTGGGCATAGAGTCCTAGGACTCAGATCCCAACACTTTTTCGGTCAAAGAATACGTCGAAGCCGACAGGAGGCCGACAAGGCCTTCCACCAGTTTCTTCGCTTCAGCGACCGTGTAGCCAGCAGACGAAGGCCGGTCGATCACAAGATATACAGACATAGAAAAAGTCTGTTTCTTGGTTTCTTCCAGCGGATTGTTTGCCAACTTGCTCACGTCGATCCGCACGAGATGACGCTTCCGATTGCTGCCGTTTTCCTGAGTGGAAACGGTCAGTACGTTGGCGCCATCAGAGGTCTCGTAGATGGACTTGAAGTCCCCCGATGAAACTCGGGGGGCCGTCACTTCCGTCCCCGCGACTTCTTTGAATTTCTGTGGATCGGTCAGTGCCATCAGGCACACTCCTTTTGTTATTGCGGATAAATCCGCATGGTGATTACAGTGATCTGCTACAGCACTCGCGTAATGCCAAGCGCCGCAGTAATAGCCAGCTGGGTGGGTGATAAATCCTCCCAGCCAATGCTAAACCCGAAAGGAGATGCGGGGACTCTACGTTTAGTGACACATTCAGTGCCAATTTGGTAGACTCCCGTAGGTATATGGTGCAGGTTTGTGATCGTTGGATTGTGACCAGTAAGATCCTGGTACTCTCCGCGGTTCTCATCCGGGCACCTACCTTCCGCGGTTATACGTTCGATGGATTCTTCCATCATATAACCGTAGCGCATTACAAGACCGGCTAGTCCGAAGCTCGTAACGTTATTAATAACGTCACCCGCATTCGAGAACCAGTCGACGGCCCAACTCCAGGGGGTCAACTCCCAGAGAACACTGGGAGACAAAGCAAGTCCGAAGAGCGCATCGGCATCACTGCCGAACCCGAGCGCCCGTCTCCAGCTATCAGTTGAAGACGGAAGCGCGTAGGTAAAAACGCCCTCGAACCAGCGATGGGTCTCTCTAACCAGAGAGACTTGACGTGTTCCCCCGAATGAAGCGCCAAGCCGTTCCCACGGCAGGCCCAGCCAAGTGCCGGGCTGTGTCACAGGAGTAGCGAGGCGTTCATGAGACGATGGGAAATGAAACTCCCGGTGAGTATCTGACCCCTCCCCACGGTGATATTGCGTAAGCAACTCACGGTGGTTACGGGCGGCATTAACTACAGAATGAACTTCAGACTGTAGAGGTGCCCAACCAAATTGATAGTTGAGATACTCACTCCCGAGACCTTTAAGGAATCGGGTCTTGGCCTCCCAAGCCTTAATTCCAGGTAGGGTGGGAACACCCTCTCTGAAAGTTTCGGCTAAAGAAGTACCGAGGTCGGAAGCCGGGTTAGTTGGCGAGCATTGACTAATCGCTGTGGTACCATCCCCTTCCATCGAGCTCTGATTTTCAGAGCCAAACGAACGGGAAATGTTTTTGTACCCCAGAGATTTCATCTCTGCTTCTGTTACGGGCCTTCCACATACGGGGCCGGAGTAGATCTTACTCTGACTCTGATTGTAGTCGGCACGCATGTAACCGGGTTTGTATATATCGGTTACACGGCTCGTGTAAAACGGGCCGCCAGCACGATAAGCCCCATCACGGGACTTTTTGTGGCTCTCCGAAACAGTAACCTGTTTCCCAATGACGGTTTTAGAAGGAGGCGAGGGGGGAGTAAGATTTGAATTTACTCCTTTCCCTTTAAGCCATTCTTCAAGGGTATAAATTCTACCCTGTGGACGCATTTCTTCAAGAAATCGTTCACGTTTACCGGCACTGGACATCGTCTTAGTTTCCTTTCTTGTGAGCGAAGAAGCTTTCGCAAATTCACTCTAGCGGATGATGCACTGCATGCCCGGCTTACTTCCCCAAGTCACGGAGTTCTTGCGAACTACCGTTCTCCCTCACGGGAGTGAACTTGGAGGAGGCTATAGCCGG